CCATTACAATTGCAGCAACTGTCACAGGGCAAAGTGATGGATCGCTGGGCTGGTCATCTGTCAATTTAAATACCACTTACAAAACCATTCCGTTGCTTGTTGCTTATATCAACAGCATACCAGGATGGTCTTGCTATGCTGATGTTGCGTTGCCTAGTGATGCACCTAGTAATGCGTTAATTAACCAAACGCTGAATTTAGTTTTTTCATCAACAGGGACTCCGACATTTTCCGGCGGCAAATGCACGGCAACATTTACTAACCATGGTTTTTGGGCTGGTGATACAGCCAATAGATCAGGTGGGCAAACTGGCGCAACCTTTATAACCGATATTGTAGATGGCAACACAATCAAATATTCGGCTACAGGTGCCCCGTCAGGCGTTGTAAATCTTAGCAATATCTATAGGCCAATGAGCTGCGGCGCGGGAATTGTGCTGGAAAACAAAGCTGATTTATCTGGCACATCAGGCACAACCGGGCATAAAAATGTTTGGTGCTTGTACGGACGCACAGGCACAACATTTAACATCTTGGCAGACGGCATTAATATTTACTCGGTCAATTTAGCTTCCGCTTCTTATGACACGCTGGTTGAGCTGGTAGCAGACATTAATACTCAGCTCAACACAAAGGGTATTTTTGCAAGACTAACAGACGATAGGCGCTCATCAGGGGTTTTAAACGGTTCGTTTCCGTGGTGCCACGGTGGCGAGGCGTCAGTTAGGATAATGCATTGCAACGCTAAGCAGGTGCTCGATCAGACTGCGCTATTTGCTGGCATGTCACAGCATCAAATCGTCTATAACAAGCTTAAAAAATGCTATGACACGGCGTTAGCCAACGGGATTACGCTTGACGGATTTGCAAGCCCTGGAAGCAATTTTACAGAAAATTTGCTTAATGCTGTAAGACGATTGCACAAAGAAATTAGATTTAATCCAGTCAGATCAACCGATGTTGGAAACGGTGCGCCGGAAATCATTAGCAGCCAATATCCGAACGCGCATGGCGATTATGAGCCAAACGCTGGAACTGGCGTAACTGATGAAGCGCACATGATAGCGCTTGCTGATGCATTAGCTGACTCTACCGGATTTATTCTAAACTTTTTATGTCACGGTGTAACGCCAGACGGGTCAAGCGGTTATCAACTTGGCGCGGCTAATACGACTATCGATTTAACAGAGTCTCAGTTAGTAGCCTTTTTGACGCGCGTTGCTTATCACGTAAACAACGGTGACATAACCCCGGCTGAATTTTCTAACGTTGCTTCATTGAAGCAGATCGCAGTTAAAGCAAATAATTTGTTGTTTAACCCACGCTTTAAAAATGCTGGTCATGATCACATGGCATTGATTGCATCCGGGAACATGAAAAGCGGCTCAGTTTGCGCCGAAGTACCGGGTATCAACGTGTCGCTGCAAAACAGCGGTACTGGCGTAACGGGTGTGACTGCATCTAGCATCGACTCGCAAGGCCGCTGGACTATTACAGCTAATTCTGGCGTTGAAGCCAATCCGGTTAGACTGACTTGGAACAAGGTGCCGATTGAATACGGCAAGCAATACATTTTGTCCGTGTCGGTTGAGGTGCTTGATTTTACTGCGCCGGTTGATGCATCTCTTGGTCGTTGTTATTTCAGGGTTCAATCTGAAAAACAAGGTTTTCAGGATGTTTGGCAAGGGTCAAACTGGTTCTGGAGACACTCAGAGCAGATTTTTGATGTATCTGGTGAAATCTGTATGCCTCTCAGCATTGCGATTCCAGCTATCCCAAAACCTGAATTAATTTCAAAAATCGGGCCGTTTACACTAACTGCCGCCCACACTGTCAATATCAGCGTCGGACAAGCAGCAAACGTCATTACAAACCTGGATTTATCAGGCGGCGCTGGTGGGTCACAAACTGCAAACGCTATCGCAGCCCGGATTAATACCGCAATGGACACAGCAATTGCGGCTGGTACGGTTGATGCTGTGTACAAAAACTTTGCTACAGTGAAAAGCAATCGTTTGGTGCTAACTGATCCGTATGAAATTAATGATACAGGAACAATGTTAAGCGTCCGGGATAACACTGGCACAACGCAAACAACGGCTTTGTTTAACAGTGGATTTCCGACCGCAGAAAGGTTTTTTGGAGCGCCTCATTTGCCCGCGACTCAGCCGATTGTCGTGCAGTTTGTTTCTACAATCACAGGAACGATCAGGATTAGCAACCCTGTTTTAAGGCCGTTATGAAGCACACCCTAACCACGCCCCCCGCGATAGAGCCCATATCGCTAGCCGAAATGCGCGAATATCTCGGCATCACCCAAGCCGACGACACCGCCCGCGATGCCATCATCACCGCGCGGATTACCGCCGCGCGGCAAATGGTGGAGGATAAAACCGGGCGGGCGTTGATTAATCAAACGCTTACCGGATGGGCTATGACGTTTGAACAGGAGATGCTGCTAATAGGCAACCTGCAATCCGTCACATCCATCCAATACACCAACACCGCTGCGCAGATTGTTACGCTAGATCCATCGGCATATATCGTCGACACAGTTGGACATTGTGTGCTGCCGTCTTACGGAAACGCCTGGCCCAGTGTGTTAGACGTGCCCAGCGCGGTCAGGGTGCAATATGTGTCCGGTTACGGGCCGACAGCAAGCGACGTGCCGCAGATATTGCGGGAGGCGATCAAGTTTATTGTGGGGCAGTGGGAAAACTACCAAGCCACCATCGAAGGCGGATTGCGCCCGATGACCATACCCGCAGCCGCATGGCAGCTCATGCAACCCGAGGTGGATTATCGAGGGTTAGCCCGTGCATAAACGTCGATCACTGCTGGAAGCACTCCGCACCCAGCTTAAAACCGTTTACTCGGGCGTGTGGATTCAACGTGTCGCCCCAGTGCGCAATCAATACCCGTGCATCACGTTATATGCCGAATCCGAAACCACCGAAACACCCAGCATCAACGCCCAGCCGCGCCCGCAGCTGCGCACAGTGTCGGTATCGGTTACGGCCTGGATTCGCGGATCACCAGACGACGAAAAGCCGGAAGCCGATTTGGACGCCAACGCGCTGCAAATCGAGCAAGTTTTAACCATTCCAGCCACCGCCAAAAACCTGGTGCTCACAAGCACCGATTTTGATATTGCCGAAGACGACCCCGAATTGCACGCCGTTCGGCTCACGTACCAAATGACCTATACCACCCAATCAGAATTTAATCCAACTTAGGAGTTAACATGGCTAACATTTCCACCTGGACAGACGTTGACGTATTTATGCAGTCTGCCATAGCCGCTGCCGTGCCCGTCAGCGCCATTACCAAAGCCTCAGAGGGCGTGATGACCACCGGCAGCGCTCACGGCATCACTGCCGGCGAGTATTTTTTGCTAAAAGCGCAGGGCATGCCCGAGGTTAACGGGCGGATTTTCCGCGCCAAAGCTGCCAGCGGATCAACGCTGACTATCGAAGGCGAAAATACCACCAACTACGGCACATTCACTAGCGGAACAATCGAAAAAATCACGCTCGGCACAAGCTTGGCAACTTTAACCTCAGTCGACGGATCGGGCGGCGAATTTGATAGCATCGACACCACGCTAATTCACGACAAAGCAAAATCCAGTATCCCCGGCCTAGCTTCCGCTACTGAGTACAAGTTCGAATCCGTGTGGGACATCGCCGACGCGGGCTTGATTGCCGCAAAAGCCGCATCATCCCAAAAAGCGCAGCGGGCGTTTATGATCGTATTTAGCAACGGTCAGCGGGTGCTTTTTTACGGTTACATCGGTGCGCAGTTAATCCCCGGCGGCTCAACCGGTAACATGGTCACAACGTCGATCACGATCAGTGCCCAGGGCGAATTAACCGCATACGCCAGTTAACCGCATGGACATCGCCACTAATCAAGACGTGCTAAAAGCATTGGGCTTGGATAAAATCCCCGGCTTGCGCAGCGTCGAGCTGCACTTAACCGGTGACAAGCCCATCCCCATCGCCACGCTAACAGTTTATTTGCCCAAAAAACAAACCGACCATCTAGCTGTTTTAAACAGCGGCATCAGCCACGGCAAAGCCTTGGCCATCATTCAGCAGGCGGAAATATGAGCCAGGCACTTATAGACAAAATCCGCGCTCAACGTCAAACCGACATCGAGGCCGCTGGGCTGGCGTTTATCGTCAGCCGCCCTACTGATTTGGATGTGCAGGAAATGCGAGGAAAAACACTGCCAGCGCTGGATCTGTTAAAAAAATATGTGAAGGGTTGGCGGGGCGTTAAAGAGTCTGATCTGATCAACGGCGGGGTGCCAAAGCTGGTTGAATTTACCCAGGAGCTGTTTTCAGAGTGGGTAGGCGACAGGCCTGATATATTTAACCCGCTAGTTTCCGGCATCATCGCCGCTTATGAGCAGCACGCACAACAGCAGGCCGACACGCTAAAAAAGCCCGACGCTGGCTAGAGCAAAGCCGACTGCCGGGAGGTAGTGCCGACCCGCAGCCGGTCATGCTAGCGCTGGCAACGCATGTTTGGAATATGCTGGGCGGCCTGGATTGGGCTGGTTTGCCGGTTGCCGCCGAGCTTTACGGCATCACAGACATAGACAGCCTGGTCAGGCATTTAATCGTTATACGGGATTATCGGCATGAGCACAGTCAGCGGGGTTGATAGTCTAAAAGCCGCACTCAAAAAACTACCGCCCAACATCGCCGAAAAACTGATCAAGCAAACCCTACGCAAAGCCGCCAACGATATGGCGCGCCAAGCCCGCGCCAATGCGCCAGTTAAAACAGGTCGCTTGCGTAAATCGATTCGGGTAGCCAACAGCCGGATAAACCGACTCAACAAAAACGGCAAAATCGGCCTGTATCTGCGCGTCAATCCGGGCCGATCTCGAAAAGACCCTAAAGGCGCATGGTATGGCCAGTTTGTCGAATCCGGATATAACAAAAACAGCCAGTTAATCGGCGGGCGTGAGGCCATGGCGAGGGGGATCATAACCCGCGATCAACTACAAGCCAAGCGCGCCAAAGTGGCCGCGCGTCGTCGCTTCGGGCAGGTCAAGCAAGGCATCCGCTACCGCACGGGCGGCAACAAAGTCGAGGGCCAGTATTTTTTAAGGCGGGCTTTTGATGCCAAAAAAGACAGCGCCGCGCAATTGATTTTAGTCGATGGGCAAAAGGGCGTGGAAAAGGCGGCTAAAGAGTTGGGTTTTTAGCCGCGTTATTCAGGGTTTTGCGTACCCAGTCAGCCACATATCCGCCTGCCGCATGCACCCAGTTTGCTTTCTCTTCTGGGGTGCAGCGCATGTGCAAATGACTGGTTGCGCCGTCGTCTTTGGCGGCGTTTTTGTTGTTTTTGGGTGCGCCTTGTTTATTCATATTCGTTAATTATGTCGTTTTGAATATCTCTAACAGCATCCCAAATGCTATCGCCTTCTTCAATTTGTTCTGTTTGAGGTCTGTTGAATGGGTCGCAATCTTGCCAAACATAATTTTCAAGCATTTCTTTCGAGTCAAAACGTGCGTCTAGTGCCTGGAATAATTTGTTTTTGATAAACTCCAAAGTTTCAACATCAATTGTTTCAACATACTTATCTAATTTGCATATTTGCTCTGCAATTACTGGATTATTTAATAATGTTTTCATGATTGCTCTCCGCTTGTCTCCAAGTTCCGCCGGGTCGGTTTAGGTTCTCTCTGAACTTGTATAAAAGTATATCAGCTTTATTTGTTTTGTCAACACAAAACAAAAAAATAATTAAGGGGTTTTTATGGCCTACGGCATCACCGTTGACTTTACCGCCAACGTCGTCAAATTCGCGTCTCAATTAGACAGCGTCGAAAAGCGCTTGAGCACATTCCAAGCCAAAGCTGAACAAGGCGCGGCAAAATTTAATGCGTCCATGGCTAAGCTGGGCGTGGGTTTGTCCGCTGCTGGGTTGACCGCCTTTGTCAAATCCGGCATCGACGCCGCCGACGCGCTGAATGATCTAGCGGATCGGTCTGGCATCGCTGTTGAAAAGCTGGCAGGGCTACAATATGCGGTCAAAATCGGCGACACGACCATGGAAGCGTTTGTTGCATCGTCCAATAAGCTGTCGATCAACATGACTAAAAACGCGGCGGATTTCGCCGCGTTGGGCATCAGCGCCAAAGACCCGGTTGAGGCATTTAAACAGCTGGCAGATCGGTTTAAAAGCATCGACGACCCGCAAAAACGCGCAGCATTAGGCGCGGCCACGCTGGGTAAATCCTATGCAGAAATGGCCCCGTTATTAATGCAGGGCGCTGACGGCATACAGGCGCTGATCGACAAAGGCCGGGAACATAACAGCATCACCACCGAGCAAGCTAAAAAAGCCGGGGAGTTTAACGATAAACTGGATGAGCTGGCCAACCGATCCGCCGCGTTTCGCAGCAGCTTTGCGCTGGGTATTTTAGAGCCGCTGACGATGTACGGCGAAGAGATTGATAAAGCCATTGCTAAAAGCGGCATTTTAATGGGTACGCTAGAGGGTTTATCCAACGGCTTCGAGCGTATCACCTTGAGCCAGCTAGGCGCGGGCGGCGGATTGAGTCAAGAGCTGGATGATATCAATTTCAAAATTGCCAAAGCTAAGCAAAATTTAGCAGACAACCGCACCACAAAAGGCGATAAAGCTCCGGTCGAGATCCAGGCAGAGCAAACCCTGAATGATTTGCTTAATCAGCGCAGCAAAATTATCGACGATATCCAAGCCAAACGCTCCAAAACCCTCACAACGACCAGCGCCGAGGCGCAGGCTTTTGATGCGTCGCTGGCTAAGCTAATCGGCGGGCAAGAAAAGCTAGAGCAAACCACCACGCAGACCGCCGCAAAAACCAAAACGGCGGTCGACTCGTTGCAATCTGCATATGACTCAACTATTAAGAGTCTCGAAAAAGAAATCTACCTGCACGGCGAAAACAGCGCTGCGCTAAACATGGAATACGAAATCCAGTTTGGCGCGTTTCAAACCCTCAACAATCAGCAAGCGCTCAAACTGTTAAATCTGGCTGCCGAAAAAGATTACATCGACGCCAACATCAAAAAATGGCAGGAATACGATGACGTGATCGAGCAAGGCTTACAGCTAGCCAGCCAGCAACGCCAAGCCGCCGACGCCGATTTTGCTAGGCTGTCTAATCAATACAACGGCATCGATCCCAACAAACAAACGCAATACGATGATGCATTCCAGGCCAAAAACATGGGCATCATCAACGGCGATCAGCTAGCCCGCGAGTTAGAGCGCATATCCGGCGCGGGCAAACAAACCACCGACCAACTCAGCGTATTTGCCGAACAAGGTGCGCGCAACATGCAAAGCGCCTTTGCTGACTTTTTGTTTAATCCGTTCGAGCAAGGCATGGACGGCATGCTCAAATCGTTTGCCGACACAATCAAGCGCATGGCCGCCAACGCCGCCGCCGCGCAAATCATGGAGGCGCTATTTGGTGCAGCCGGGAGCGGCTCGGGGGCGCTGGGTGGCATTGTGGGTTCTATTTTTGGGGCCGGTGGTGCAGCTGCGGGGGCGGGTAGCGCTGCCGGGGCTATTGGTGGCTCAGTTGCTTTTCATACCGGGGGGGTGGTAGGCAGGGGCGGGACGCCGGTATCGGCACCCGCCGCCCTGTTTTCCGGTGCGCCACGTCTGCACACGGGCGGCTTTTTAAAATCAGACGAAGTGCCCGCCATTTTGCAAACCGGCGAAATGGTCTTGAGCCGCAAACAAGTGGCGGCTATGGGCAGCGGCTCGGGCGGTGTGCAGGTTAACACCACCGTCACAGTCAACGGCTCAAGCAATAACCCAAGCGATATGCAAAAACTAGGCGGAATGATTAACGCCAAAGTGCGGGAAGTGATCGTCAACGAAAAACGCGCGGGAGGGTTGCTGGCATGACATGGTTAACCACCGATCCGCCCATTGATGGCAGTTCATTTTTGGCCGATGTAGGGCTGCCCTTTGCCGTTGTCGCTTCGTGGAACGTTTGCGATTGTTGTTTTGTTTATGCAAGTTTGAATTGCAATATGGTAAACGGCGTTTACAACGACTTTTATTTCGAAAACGAATACGAGAAACCTAACGGCGTCAAGCGCTGGATGCCCTTGCCGGAGTTACCGCCCACATGACCGCATTACCTCTGGCCGATCAAATCCACGTCTCCAGCCAAAAAACCGTCCAACACCGTACCCGCGTAGCGCAATTTGGCGACGGTTACAGCCAGCGCGTTGCGGATGGGCTGAATAGCCGCGTCGAAAATTGGCAGTTTGTCTGGGCAGGGCTAACAGAGTCAGACTATCAAACCCTAACAGATGCCCTGGATGCCGGGGGGGCTGTCACGCCCTACACCTACACCCCGCCAGGCAGCAGCACAGCCAAAACCTACGCAATGACCGCCGACGGTTACACCGTGCAGCACCACGGCGCGGATCTGTATAGCGTATCAGCCAATTTTAAACAGGTGTTTTAATTATGACTTTGGCTATCGAAACACGCAAACAAGCACCAACTGGAAAAGTTGATTTATACATACTTGATTTAAACCCCATCGGCGTATCGCAAATCTATTTTTTTTATCCGGGCACAGGCGCGGATAACCTGCCGCTGAATTACCTGGGTCAAACCTACAACCCGTGGCCGGTGGTGATGAGCGGCTTTGTCCGTAAAGGCGACGGCTCAGAAAACCGCCCAAAAGCCTCAATCAGCAATATCAACGGTGCGATTACCGGAGAAGTGGATTTGTATGATGACCTAGTCGGCGCAACCCTCACCCGCCGGCGCACGCACAAAAGTTTTATAGATGCTGATATATCAGAGTTTTACGATGAGAGCTATGAAATAGAGCAAAAAACCGCCGAAAATTCCACATTCATTAATTTTGATTTATCCAGCCCGCTGGATTACATCGACAAACAATTACCGGGCCGCTTGGCGATTGCCAACGCCTGCCCATGGCGCTACAAATCCACCGCCAACGGCTCGGGCTGCAGCTGGCCCGGGATTGATTCGAACAAATGGTTTGATCGCAACGGCGACCCGGTCATGTCGTCAACCCTGGACGAATGCGGAAAAAGATTGAGCGATTGCAAATTGCGCTTTGGTGCGAATAACGAACTGGATTATGGTGGGTTTCCTTCATTGGGGCGTAATGGATGATCGAGCTGTTGAACATGGATTGCATGGAATATATGCAAGGTCTGCCGGATAAGGCGTTTGATTTGGCTATTGTTGATCCGCCGTATGGGATTGATATTTGCAAGCAATCACAGGGCAAGGGCGGGAAAAGAACTGGGGCAACGCCACGAAATTATAAGAAAGGTAATTGGGATAGCAGTGCGCCAAACAGTGAATATTTTGCAGAGTTGTTTAGGGTTTCTAATGACCAAATAGTTTGGGGGGCTAATTATTACCCGCAGTATTTGAAAAGTTCGCCAGGTTGGATTTTATGGGACAAGGGGCAAAGGCTAGATCAAGCTGATGGTGAGTTGGCTTACAGCTCAATCAAAAAGCCTCTTCGCGTATTTACATTGAATAGAGTTGCTCTATTAATTGAGTCAACGATTCACCCTTGCCAGAAGCCCATAAAACTCTATCAATGGCTCCTAGAAAACTACGCCAAACCCGGCCAAAAAATATTGGATACGCATTTGGGCAGCGGTAGCAGCGCCATTGCCGCGCATTATTTCGGCGTCGATTTTGTCGGCACGGAGTTAGATAAAGATTATTACGACGCAGCTTGCAAGCGTTTCGAATTGGCTACCGCTCAAACGACATTATTTGACTTTGATGGTGCATAAATCAAACCGATGACGGATATTGTCGCCAAAATCGAAGCATTGGCTCAAAAATCCCTGGACCGCTCAGCAACAGACAAACAAGCCGCCGCAAATCAACGCAAAGCCGCCTGGTCAACAATACAAACAAAAGCCCCTGAGCTTGCGCAGTTCATGACCGATTTTAATCAAGCTTTTGGTAAACCGGCGGCTATTACCATCGAAATCGATAAAGAAGTGATGGTTAGCCAAGGCGCTCAAGCAGACCCTAAGCCGTACTGGGATGGCAAGCTAAAAATAAAACAGTTTTAGTCATCCTGGCGCTGTGGTTGAGTTAAATACTGATCAACCGCCGCTTCAATTTGTTCGGATAATCCGCCGCGCGCCTTGAGTTGCTCTATCGTATCCGGCCAAAGCCGGATGGCCACGGTTTTTTTAGTCACATCCAGCTTTGGGCGCCCAGCCCCTGGCCGGACGCCGCCTTTTTTGTTGATCATGCGTTTTTTGACTCTTCGATAAATCGGCTTAGTAAAGTTTTTGGACGTGAAATTATTCCGTATGTGTCTCCGCTATCTAAAAAATTATGCGTAATTACAGCGCCCAAAGTTTGCAAGGCTTGCATAGTTTCTCTTAAAGATTGACCTTCTATTCCAATCTCGACATTTTTTTGATTAAGGATTTTTTCTTTCAGATTCTCAGCCGATTGCGCGTTAGGCATGGCTGGTAAAAAAACTGAAACGCCGTTTTTAAAAGTGATTTTGTTTGTAAACATGATTGCTCTCCGGGTTGGTTATTTGCTTTGTTGGATTAAAGTATACGCTATTTATTGATAAATGCAATACATAAATCAAAATAAACTTGATGTGAGTCACAGAAAATAAGGACTATTAATCATGCTCGACCCAATCATAGACGCCATCACCGCGCACGCCGCCCGCGATTACCCAAACGAGGCATGCGGTTTGATTGTCAACTCTCACGGCAACACCTACGTTAAACCCTGCGAAAACCTATCGCATACGCCAGACCGGGCATTTTTAATCGACCCGTTGCTGATCACCCAACACGACGGCCACATCACCGCGATTTATCACAGCCACCCCAACGCCCCCGCCACGCCATCAGTCGCCGATATCGCCGCGTCTGAGCGCTGCATGATCCCCTATTTAATCCTAAGCTATCCGGGCGGGGAGTTGCAAAAATATACCCCACAAAACCAACTGCCAGCACCCTACGAGCGTAGGCCGTTTGTTTATGGCGTGTTGGATTGCCTGAGCCTGGTGGCTGATTACTATCAGCATGAGCTCGGCATTAAATTGATCGACAACGACCGCAAAGCATGGGAGTGGTGGCTAGACGACGACAACGCCGCCGCGTTTGTGGATGGCTTTAAAGCCCAGGGCTTTTATCACGTCAACGCGCCGCAAAAAAATGACGTCATTATCATGCAACTGCAAAGCCGCTGCCCCAATCATGCCGCTATTTATGTTGGCGATAACGTCATGCTGCACCACCCATCACAAAACAATTTAAGCCGTTATGAGCTGTATGGCGACTACTGGCGGAAAAATACCGTGTGTTTTTTAAGACATCAAGATTACGTATGAAAACAATCAGATTGTACGGCGATTTAAAAGAATTTAAGCCCGAATGGCAATTGCACGTCGACACCGTCGCCGAGGCGCTGCGGGCTATCGAAGCCAACCGCCCCGGATTTATCGACAAAGCGGACAGCGCTGATTATGTGCTGATACTGCTGGACGAAGCCAACCCGGATAACACCCGGCAAGTCACGCGGGCTAATGCGCTGGGAGCGTGGCAGGATGAGATATTGTTAGTTGTGCCTAAGCCTAGCGGGGAAATTGGGGCCGCTATCGTGGCCGCTATATGGAGCGCCGCCTATGCAGCAACGACGGCAGGCATCATTATCGCCGCTGTGATTAATATCGCGGTGGTGGTCGCTGTGTCTTTTATCGCGCAACTGATATCCGGCAGCAACGACGGCATGAAAGCCGCTGATCAAGAAAACCCAGAAAACAAACCCAGCTACCTCATGAATGGGGTTGTCAACACCTTGCGCCAAGGCCACCCCATACCGCTATTGTACGGCGGGCCGCTGCTGGTGGGCAGCATGGTGCTGTCGGCTGATATCCACGTCGAGGCGGTTAAAGTATGACGATTATTGGAGGCAGCAAAGGCGGGGGCGGTGCAGCGCCACGCACGCCGGTTATTCAGCCGGATACCTTGCGATCTCTGGCGGTTGTTGAAATCATCGAGGCATTTTCCGAGGGCGAAATTGAGGGATTCGCCACCGCCGATCCTTACGAGTCCATCGAGCTAGACGGCACGCCGCTTAAAACAGCAGGCGTGGAAAACTTTAAAGGCTTGTCTGTGGATTGGCGCCCTGGCACCCAGTCACAAACCTACATGCCCAGCGACTTTGAGGATGCCGCCGCCGCGATTGTCTCTGTTAATGCGGAGGTGCGCAAAGAGTCCCCCGTCGTCCGCACCATTACCGACGCCACCACCGACGCAGTGCGGATCGTATTACGCTTTGCTGCGCTGTATCAAACCGATCAAGAGACTTATGATCGAGTGGGAATTACTGTTACTGTACAGATCGAGGTACGGGTAGACGGTGGCGCGTGGTTGCCTGCTGACTTGGGCGGGCGTCAACATGTACGCGGCAAAACCGAGTCAGAATACCAGCGCGAATACGTCATCGATCTCAAACAGTTTGGCAATGGCACATCCTATGATGTGCGCGTAACCCGCGTGTCAGGCAATCCCAACAGTTATCAGGTTTCTGAGTTTAGCTGGGAAACATACAGCCGACTGAGCTATACCAAACTCCGTTACCCTAATACGGCTTGCGCCCGGCTGACATTCGACGCCCGGCATTTCCAAAACGTCCCATCACGCGGATACCGGCTCAAAGGCATCAAGGTTAAAGTGCCGCCGCCAAGCGTCTATAACCCCGTTGCTCGCACCTACACAGGCGCGGATTGGGATGGCAGTTTTGTGGTAGCCTGGACACGCTGCCCGGCCTGGATATTTTACGACCTGATTACAAATGCCCGCTATGGTTTAGGCGACAGGGTAGACGCCGCTTATCAAGACAAATGGTCGCTGTTTCAAATCGCCAAGCGCTGCGATGAATTAGTCCCAGACGGCAAAGGCGGTCAAGAGCCGCGCTATTCACTGGATATTTACATCCAGGAATCCGCCGCCGCCAAGCAATTATTAAAAGACCTGGCGTCCGCGTTTGATTCAATGAGCTATTGGAATGGTCGGGCGATTTACGTCACCCAGGACGCACCAAAAACGGCTAACGAATTGTATGTGCCGGGCAACGTAGTCAATGGCCGGTTTGAATACGTGGGCGCTGCCAGGCAAACCCGCTACACCGCCGCCCTGGTGCAGTGGAACGACCCTGATGACGGCTTTAAAATTGCCACCGAATACGTCGAGGATCGCGACGGAATAGCCCGCTACGGCTACCAAGAAAAGCAAATCGCGGCTATCGGCTGCACCTCACGTGCTCAAGCGCATAGACTCGGTAAACGGATTTTATACACCGGTCGGCTGGAGCATCAGATTGTTAATTTTTCCGTAGGCCTGGAGGGTTTGCGGTCGCAAGTTGGCAACATCTGCCGAATTGCCGATCCGCTTAAAACACAAAACGTCAGGCTGGGCGGGCGATTAAAACCAGGCTCAACGGTCAATACGTTGTATTTAGATGCTGAGACGACTATACCGGGATCAGGGTATAAAATTGCGGTTATTTCAGAGTACGGCGATGTCATAGAGGGCAACATCACCGAAACGCCAGGCGTCTATGATGTTGTGACGGTGTTCCCTGACCTGCCCGCCGCGCCAGAGCCGGATCTAGCCTGGATCATCTACAACCCGGCAGACAGCGAGCGCCTGTATCGCATCATTGCTATTACCGAAAACGAGGACAGCGAAAACGGCTTTTACTCCATTTCAGCCACCCGCTACGCGCCCGAAAAATACGACGCGATTGACGATCTATCAGAACTGCCAGAGCTGCCAGCGAATCCGTTTATCAATAATAGCGTTGTTCCGCCTAGCGGGCTAATTGCTATTGAGGGCGTTTATTTGGCGCTGGAAGGTGTCAAACGGTACATTGATCTAAGCTGGGTTGCCAGCACGGATAGATTTATCCGGGGATACAAACTGATCTTTAGAAAAGACGGGGCGATTATTCGCGATATCGAATTAGATACCGTGTCATACCGCGTTGAAAACCCGTCAATTGGCGCGTGGGAGTTTACCCTATCGGCCATTACCACCTTTGGAAAAGTCTCTACATCGATCACGGCAAATTATACGCTCGGTGAGATGTTTGATATTACCGCCATGGCTATCAGCAGCTTGCAAACTCCGGCGGGGAGTGGTGCGTTTAGTGGGCGTGATGTCGAAATCAGATGGGCGGATAATGCTACCAGCGTTTTAGGGTATCCGGCAGGCTACGCAGCCAGCGAGGGCGGACAAAAACCCTGGTTCAGGGATTTTGAAATCACGGTTAAAAACGGCTCAACAGTTTTACGGCGCGATTATGTCACCGAAAACCGCTACATCTACAGCTACGAAAAAAACCTGATAGACGGCGGGCCGCGCCGGTCTGTGGCGTTTGAGGTCAAAGCGCGGGATTATTTCGGTCGCTACAGCCAAGCCGCCACGCTCACGGCCAGCAACCCACAGCCGCCCGCCATTGCCACGGTCACAGTCAACGCGGGCATGAGTGAGTTGATTGTCCAATACCTTCCGCCCACCGATAACGATTTTGCCGGGGCGGTGCTGTTTTTGTCGACCGCATCCGGCATCACGCCAAGCCCAGCAACACAGGTGTATGCTGGGCCAGACCGAACCATAACCATCGGCGGATTGCTACAAGACACCCCGTATTATCTGCGCATTGGTGCTTATGATGCTTTTGGCGGGCCGACTGATTACGTGCTAACCAGTGCGGAATACACCAAAACCATCAGCAGCCTGCCAACCGACACCCCGCAAGAAATAAAAGACAAGCTACAAACCGCGCTGAATGATCCCGAAAATCAGGCGCTAGTGTTTGAGGCTAGCATGTTTGGCATGCGCCTGGAGGGCACGGAGTTTACCCCGTTTATAATCGGCATGCACAACAACGCGCCCGCCGTGCTGTTGGATGCTGATGTGTATGTCACGGGCGACATATCAGCCAGCCAAATCAAAACCGGGCGCATGGCCGCCACAGAGCAAGTTATCATCGGTAACGGCAACGCGTTGATTAGCGGCGATGGGTCGATGATTGTCTACAACGGCGCAGAAAGCCAAGCTAACCGGGATTTTGCATTATTCAACGGCGGCAATTTGTCGTTTCAGCGTTACCGCAATGGCCAATATTTCGAATATAAAAGTTTGAGGCGTGTTGAGTACGGGGTTGCAAACTCCGGGCAAACCGTCACGCTGCCCGGCTATTGGGACACCCAGCCCCGCGTCATCGTCTCACCGTCATCACTGCGCAGCTACGACGCCACCTGGTCAAGCAGTAGCCAAACCTGGATCGTGCGCGGCGACAACCTGAATGAATACCCTGCAGGATCTGGCATTTGGGAGTTTGACGCGGTAGCTGAATTACATTACGCCAGCGCTGCAGGCATGCAGCAGGTCAATAGTTATTCTGGGGATTTAGCTGTTGAGTCGTGGGATTCTGCCGAATCTACATTGCCAGCGGGCACAGTGAGCACCACGGTCACGATGGGATTTAGCTCGGTAAAAGGCGACGGCATATCAACCCATGGCTATTATTACCGATCGGTCAGCTACACAGTGCAGGGTTTTAACGGCTCTATCTGGTTTGACCTAAGCGGCGGATCGGGCAGCCGGGCCATTGCTGCCGGGGAACATGGTATGCAAATCACCGCCACGGTGGCGGTGGCGATCCCCGCTTCAGTGTATAAAATCCGGGTGCGGTTTGTAGCGTTTAACACCAACGGCACGAAATATACGCGGGCTGTCAATGAGTATAACTATCAGCAAAATGCGCCAAGCCCATCACCGACCACAAACAACGAAATCAGCACTAATGTAACCAGCACGACCATTAACAAAACAGCGCATATGCCCGCCTACACGCCGCCAAGTGGTTGGGAGATTTACGGGGTTAAATATGTTGCCGATTGGGTTATATCATCAAGCAATCGATTAGGCACGGGAACGCTGTTTGCCGATGGCGTTGCTGTTGTAAGCAAGCAGGTCGGGGTTAGTGTTGGTGTTTATAGCTACAGCGGAAATTATAATACCGGTATTTTGGCTGCTTCCGCATACAACCATGATTATTGGTCGATTAGGATGGTTACTGGGTCAACAACATCGGGTGGGATTCGTTCAATAACCGTCGATCCACAATCAATCACAATCTATCTTAGACAAATGATCGTCAATAGCACAGCAAGCAAAAACAATTACACGTTTAAAGATTTTGCCTGGTCAGCAGCAGGGGCTTCCGCCATTGCGCAGGGGTCAATCAATTGGATGGCGGTGGGGGATTGATGGCTAGTTATCGCGCGGGGTATGTCACAGTCACAGCGGGCAGTGATCAAGTGGTCGGCAAAGGCACGCGGTTTTTATCGTATGTAAAAGCGGGCGATCAATTAAGCATCGGCTCTGACACGGGCGAAATCGAGTCGGTAGACGACAACGAGTCGCTGACGTTGACGGCAAACTGGGCGGGTGCGTCGGCGGTTAATGCAAAATACAGCATCGACGTTTATTCAGCTGCTAGCAAACAGGCCGCGTTTGATCGACGATTAAAAGAGCTGCAGGATCAAATCAGAAATTTAAGCAGGGAGCCAGTTGTATCAATAAGCTCTGACTCTCCAGCTTTGGCATTGTATTATGCAACTGACGGATTTCGGGAAAAGCTAAAAAATCCAGAGTCGCTAGGGGTTGACAGCATGGGCGGGGTTAGATTTTGGGGGGCCGATGGTTACGAGCATACTGTAGGCATAGGCTGGTTTGACATTTACAACCCGCTATTCAGTATTTTTACCCGCGACCGGCTTTTAGATACTCAACTTTATGACGCCAGGCAAGCGTTGTTAACCTTGTTGGCCGACAGTGGCGCCAATGTCGATGACATTTTGACTTATGATCCGGGGTTTACTTTGCCGGTTTATCCGTATAGTTAGGCCATAAATCCGCTGACAAGCAACAAAAAACATCAACAAAATCAAACACCGATTTATAGTGTCTGCTGGCAACATAGGGAAACGTTTCCCCATTCATGCATAAAAAAACCGACTATTGAGCCGGTTTTATTTAACGTAAGTCGTTGAAATAATGGCGGAGAGCTAGGGATTCGAACCCCAGGAAGGGATAAACCTTCAACGGTTTTCAAGTCAGTTTATAAAATGTTGTTTTTCATCGGTTTATATTGTTTTCGTTTCCCGATGCTTGTGAATTTGTTGCAGATTAACTTGCTGTTTTAGCTAGTTTTAATTTTTTCGCAGGGAAACGATTTTTGTCATTTTACCGGCTTAACCGTGTTACCGATCCGGCGATAAACACGCTCGGTTAGGCTCTTGTCACTGTGGCCTAGCAGCTTGCTAGCGGCTTCTAAATCGATTTCGCTGGCGGCTTTGGGGCGTGTATCGCGGAATTGAAACTCTTTTATTTTTAATGCCAGTTGGGCGTTGCCTTCGCTGAGTGCGTATTGTGCCGCTTGTTTTCGGGCCTTATCGAAGCGTCCGCGCAACATACCCGGTGATAGTGGATAGCCTTCCGCGTTGTGAATGATGCTGAAGCTCTTGATTTTTGTCGGCCTGGATTTGATGCGTTCGACCAGCTGGCCTAAAGCGTTTAATTTGTCATCGCTGGCAAGCAGGATGCGCAGCTTTTTTTGGGTTTTGTTTTGGCGAATTTCTAAAGCGCCGTCGCGAATGTCGTTAAATTTCATTTTCATCACATCGGCGGGGCGCTGACCGGTCAGGTAGGCCAGGTCTAAAGCGTCGCGTAGTTCTTGGCATGCGCATTCATAGACGGCAAACCAAACCGCGTCATCCGCGTAAAAATCGCGTGGCGTTTCTTTGTTTTTGCGTACACCTTTAACCGGATTCTCTTTAGCTGTGTAGCCCCATTCGCGGGCCATGTTCCAGACGTGAGACAGTAGCGAGATTTCGCGGTTGGCTCTGATCGGGGCTTTTTTGCCGCGTAGGTCGCGGTATTGGGCGATCATTTGCGGGGTAATGTCGTCGATTGCGACTTGTTCAAATACTTTGCGCAGCCATGCGGCATAGCTGAGATTGTCTTTTTGAGTGCGCGGGGCTTTGGTGGGGATGATGTCTTTTTCGTAGCGGTCTAGGATAGCGCCGAATAGGCGGATGTCCTTGGGTGGCTCGCCGCCTTCCAGTTCTGCCCATTTCAGCTTGGCTTGATTAAGATCCGAGCCAAGCGGTATTTCTTTAGTTTTGCCGTTGACCGTGGACGCGTAAAAATAATACGTCCACACCTGGCCTTTTTTGCCGGTGCGTGTGCGTTTTTTTAGGCGTGGTGGTAGGCGGGATTTCATTGGATGTAATTCGTCGGCATTTTACAATTCAATTGGTTTTTGCTTTTTCCTGCCGTTTTGTACGCCGAATTTTTCATACAAAAATTTGTCTCTTATATCTCTCCTGATTAGTACGGTATATATATAACCTAGGTTAATGTAGTGATATTTTTTTTTGTCAAAAAATGAATGCGGTTTTTCTGGATATTTATTCCTATTTTTTGATCTTGTTATTGTTGCATTAAGTTTTCGTGTTTTTTTTGCAATAAACCATGCCTGTTTTTTTGTTGGTTTTTCACCTATTTTTTTAAAAATAGCAATATGATAATCCGCTTGTTTTTGTGTTGAGCTGTGACCCCTTAGTATTTTCATTTATTATTTCCTGATTATTTATTGCAACGCCGCAAAATTAGGCAGTCCGCCGACAACCGGCTGAGGTTGATAGCCGCCGAGTTTGGCGCGGGCGTGGTCGCGGCTGATGATCGGGCGGCCTGCGGCATTGGTTTCGTAGATCCAGCCTTTGGATGACAGCCAGGCGATTTGAGCTGAGGGGCGTTTTTTGCCGGTCAGTTCGGTGATTTCTTCGGTTGATAGAAATTCACTCATTATTCGATGCCGTGGGCTTTTTCAACAGCGCGTGCAAATTTAATAGCAAGCTGTTCAACCACAGTCCACCCTAGAATTTTTTTACATACGTCATCCGTTATTTCATCAACAGTAAGCGGCTTGCGGGGTGTTGGTGATGTGTAAAGCGGAAATTCTAGACAGTCAGATCTATCAGCCAAGTCAAGCAGTCTATTTTTAAAGAGACCTATTTCCCCACCGTCATCCCACTTATACAAATATGCAACCGGCTTAGGCTCAGGCTCTGGCTTTGATGGTTCGGTTTCAATTCTTGCAATCATGTTTTTAATAGATTGCAAATCAAGCTCGGCATTATCAATATTGTATTTTCTGAATGATTCGCTATATAAGCGCTGCGCCTCATTTAAACATTCAAGCGCATTTTCAATACAGACTTCGTTTAATAACATTAAAACATCTTTCAATAATTCACGAGTCATTTTTTTGCCTTTTTGTTTTGTCGATGTAAGCGCGATGTCAGGTTTTTCTTTTTCTTGGCACAGGCTGGGCATCGTTCTTGATTACGAGCTTTGACGGTGTAATCTTGCCCGCATTCGCATGGTCTGATGCTGCCAACTATAAAATCATTTCTAAAGTCGATACCTTTGCGGGGTGCGGTATGCATTAGCGGTATCCGTTGTGCTCAAAACTAAAGTGATTCATATCGTTTTCAATGCGTTTTGATCCGCCTAAGTCGTCCCAATAGTCGTGTAATTTTGCGTAAGCTTCGGGCGGGGCTAGTTGGCCGTTTTGCACGATGTTGAGATCGACGGCCAAGCGCAATTTGTGGCAACTATTGGCTGAGCCGTAGCCGCCTTTTACACCCATGGCACCATGTGCGCGGGGGTCGCGGTAGGCATCGCCGAATGTTACGGGTGTGCCTAGGTGCTCGGCGTGGATGATCAGGCTGGCGACGGCACGGGCAAATTTTTGTTGTTTGGTGAGTAGATGGCTCATAGTGTCGTTGATGTGTAGTTTTTGATCAGTTGATAGGCATGGCTGACGTATTGCGCCTGGTGCATGGCGTCGGCTAGGGCGTCGTGTTGGGTGCCGTTGAATGGGGTGGTTTTTTTAGCGTTGATGCCGGTTAAGCGTTCGGCGATATCGACGATTGTTCGGGTGTCGCGTTCTTGCCAGTATTGCCAGGGGATATTGTAATTGTTGCTATTAAAAGCGCTGCGCAGTATTACTAGGTCAAATGATGCGCCGTTTGACCATATAGTTTTTGGTTTGTATAGACGTATAAAGCTGGTGATTTGGTATATTACATTAGCAAGAATAAATCTATTTCCGCTTAATAGGCTTTCTTGTGTGGGTTTTAGTTGTTTTAGCCACCATTCTACCGTTGCTGCGCTGATGTGTCCGGTGTGGCTTAATGTGTCATTAAAGCTGGTTTTGACGTGTAAATTTTCGCCAATTTGCCCGGTTTCCAGGTCAAAATAACACGCGCCAATGCTTAAAATGTACGCGTCGGGGGCTGTGCTGAGGGTTTCCAGGTCGATCATTAGGTCATTCATGCGCTTTGCTCCAGTTGCTGGTAATCGTTAATCATGTCTGCAAACAGGTTGCCGACATCAGTATTGATCAGCGCGTAATGCTCTTTTGCGTAGCGCAGCATCATGATTTTTTCTTTGGGCTGTTTGACGATAAAAGCGGGCTTTGGCCTGGGTAGTTTTTCGACCATTTCAGCGGCTTTTTGCAGTCCGTTGTAGATGTCTTTAAAAGGGTCGTAACTTACGGCAGGCTGTGGAATTTCATCACTTTGAAGAGGCTGATCCTGCGCAGTTTCCAGGGTTTCTGATTGTTCCAGCGGCTGCGGTTGAGTATCCATATCCATGCGGGCGTCCATACTTGACGCTGCCAAGTTTTCATCGGTTTCGATATCGGACTCCTGCCCACTATCCAATGCCAATTGTGGCGCGGGATTGCTTTCGGTCTCCGGTTGAACGGTAGATGCCTGTTGATCCGCATAAAATGCCTCCAGTGCTTCAATGCCTTTTTTAGTGATCTGGTGGATGTTTTGACCGCCACTGACTGAGCTGGTGGCATATTTACTTGCCCGCAGGGTGTAAACCATCGCGCTGGCGTTTCTTAGGTCGGCAATCAGACTGTTTTTAATCTCATCCGCTTTTTTTAATATGTCGCGGGTTTTTAAGCCTTGCGGGTTGTCGCGCAATATTTGCAGCATTTCAGCATGGGATGCAGGTATCATTTTTTTTGCTCCGAATTGTCTATGCGCCTGTCTATCGTAAACGCGGTGGGCAGATGGTGGCTGTCTTGTTTGCTGATGTCGTCTGGATCAAATAGCCGACGGTTTGCGGTATCTCGGGCTTGTTGCAAACAGGGTGCTGACTCGGTCAGGTCGCGCAGCCGAGAGCCGTATTTGTTGTAATACGTGATGATGTAATCACCGGTATTAATGTGTTGTTCGTTTACTACCATTGCGATGCTACCGTTACAACTGTTGTTTTAGGTTTCACGCGACGAGCGTGGGCGCGTTTTTGGTTGTAGCTGTCTTGTTGTTGCTGGGTAGCAAAGTTGCCGCGTAAAAAATCAAGTGATAGCTTTCTTGTCGGGTCTATGTAAGCCGGTTCTGATGCGGGCCTTGGCGTGTGCAACGCAGGCCTTTCCATTTTGCAGCGGGCCTGTCTAAAAATCGTGATCGGCTTGGTGTCTGCAGGCAAATTTTTTAACCAAGCGACAACATCATCTTTATCCCATTTTGGTTTTAGTCTGTGCAGGCCGGGAATAGGTCGCGGAAAGTCGGGGATCTGTTTCCATGCCCGCATAAAAGACGTGTAAGGCATTTTGTATAATTCGCAGATTTCAACCGATGTCAGTAGTTTTGGTTTTTGTGCTGTCATTTAAACCGTCCATTTTTTGATAAATGCCGCCGCCGTGAGCCTGGGCAGTGAGCCTATAGGTAGCTCACTGCCCAGGGTGGGTTATGACAGGGTGCTGTGATAAATGGCAACGCTACTGCCAACGCTGGTTTTGATCAGTTCCTCAGTCTCTGTCAGGTTGGCCTGTACGGTTTTGTGCGGTCTGATCAGTTCATACCACAGCGCCAGATTGCCCTCTTTGATGCGATAACGCAGCCGCGCTTCGATCTGATAAGGTGCGCCGCCTTCATACAGTCGCAAGCCGATCTTGAATGTTTGCGGTATTTTCAATTGACCTTTTGTACCGGCGCTGCCGTTAACTTCTTCGTGGTAGGTCAGTTGCATCTGGCCGTTGTCCAGTCGCTGCGCCTGGCTGAATTTCACTTCGGTTTTAGCCTGGATGGACAGGGCAATTTCCAGCATTTCGGCGCCGGTTGGCTCGATGATTTCTTCTAGGTTGGTTTCGATAAATTTACCGAATTCGGATTGGTTCATGGCCTTGCTGTCAGAGGCTTTCCAGTTGTTCCATTCCACGGTGGGTTTTAAACTAAACACGGCTTTATGGTCGCCCCATTCGGCGGCGTCCGGGCCGTGGTAATCGAAAATGGCTGTAAAACAATTGTTGACATCGTCGATCATGATGACCGATGTATCCCGCGCAAACTGTTTGCAGTAATCGATAAAGCTGGCGGCGGTGGTGTGTTTGACGGTTTGCTGGATGCGTGATGGATGTTCGCGTAATCCATTGAGCTCATGCAATTTGTGGTGTTCAGGGATCACAAGAAACGGTGTGCCGTTGATCTCGAAGGGTTTAGTAGCCAGCGCTCGACCTGCATCAATGGCGGCCTGAATGTTGTTGTTAGTTTCTGACATGGTTTGGTCTCGGTTGTTGTTAAAGAATGCCAATTACTGATTGACGGCGGTTTTAAATTCGGTCGGGCGTTCCTCGCTGACACTGCGAATGCATGGTATGGTGGTTTGTCGCGGGTCTTCGCGCTGTAAGTTGCCTTCCTCAGTGGGGAATAGGATGGTGGCTTCGCGCTGGAATTTGGGCACCTTGGCCTTGATGTCGTCTGAAATAAAAATCTGCGCACCGTTGGCTTCCGGCTTAAATTTCAGTTTGATAGTCAACTCTGCGACTTTCATGGTGTCGCGGGCGGCGTTGACGCAGTCTGCGACGTGTTCGCTGAGTTCTTCTGCGGTTTGTCCGTAGCGCAGCTGGTTAATAGTGTGGGTGAATAGGTCGGGTCTTTTCATGGGGGTCTCCTGTTAATTTAAAGTTTGCCGCGTATCGTGCGACTAACGGCGGTTTCACCGGGCTGCTTATGGTGAGGTGCCGGGCCGCTGGCTCTGTTATTGCCGCCACCGTGAGCCTGGGCGGTGCGCCTGGAGGGAGCGCTAGCCCGGCGGTCGCTGGGCTGTGAGTATCTTTTGCAGCAGGTTGACCGCGGTTTGTACGTCTTCTGCAATCATTTTGGTTTTTTGCTCAAGCCGTTGCGGCGGTAGCCTACCAAAGACTTTATCCAGTTCGGCTTTGCGGGCGTCTTGCAGGTAACGGATGGCGTTATCAATCGCTGCCAGTTGGTTTTCTGGTGCCCATGTTTGATTAATGATCATGACGGCGGGCCTGGATTTTTTCAGCATGGGGTTTGATGACGTTGAGCGCTTTGAGTTGCGCGGGTGTCATGTCGGATTGTGCGCAGATGGGCACCGGTTGGGCCTGGGCGGTGTCTATGCTGTGCCAGATAACCCAAAGTGTTGAGCAGATAGCCAGTATCGCAATAAGGCTGGCTATGGATACGCCGATGATGGCGCGGGCGTCGGCTTCGCTTTCTGTGATAAAAGTGGATTTGCGGCTGTATTTGGTTTTGCAGCAACTGGCCGCGTCGTTTTTCATGTTTGCCAATATTTCATCTAGCGGTATGGCTTGTCTGATGGTTCGCATAGATCACACTCCAGTTATAAAAAAGTGCCACCCCCACGCGGGCGGATTAAACCATTTAAGAAAAATAGCCCGCGTCGGTGGCTGGGTTAGATGTTTTGGCAACCCGGTTTTTCCAGACCCCAGATTTTTCTAGTAGCACTACTCGGGCCGTTTTACGACTCCCGAGGACGTCGGCCAAAACATCTTGAATAACCCCGCCAGGGTGTTGCTAGTGGTGTGTGAGGGCTAATATCACTACCTAGCAGGGTTATTCAGGATGTCTTTTTAGCTTTCAAGGATTGGTGGCCGGATGCGATCCCGGCATGCAGCGGTTATCACTACGTGCGCATAAATTTTCGTACGCTGCTAGTAAATCTATGCGTATCGCCTACGCATTCACCAATTCTTCAAAACTCAACCCCAAAAAAGACCGGCTAACTAAGCCCGGTCAGGCTTTGGGAGAACTACCAACAGGCACGCTGTGCTGTTGGTAAAGAATATAACAAGTTGTTACTTTGAGGTCAATAACAATTTGTTATTTGTGCAGGCATAAAAAAACCGCCGAAGCGGTTTTGGTGAGCAAGAAAAAAAGTCAGGCAATATAAGTAAATAAGTAATAGGCCATAACAATCACAATAAAAACGAACATTGGAATGGTGAATGTTAATTTTTGAGTTTTTATTTCTATTGGCGCGTGGTTAATTTTTTTTCTGAAAAAGTGTCCTTTAATAACTGGTATTGGGTAGTTGTATCCAATTATTTTTTTAACATAGCATTCATAGTCATAACCTTGATCAAGAAGATTGGCTATTTCTTCAGCCTCAAACTCAGGAACAAAACCAAATTGAATATGATTTTTTGTAATCATTTTCACTGCGTTTTTGCTAAATTTATTATTTAGGTCTCTTTCAAAATAAACCGTGTCATCTTCATCAAGATAACGGTCAATAATAGGAGCTCTGTTCTCAAATTTTGTTCCGGCCGTCATGAAATCAAACGTCATGATTGGCGCGTCAAGTTTAGCCTGATGTTTTTCTAATGCTTTTTTAGCTTTCCTTTCTTCCAATGCTAATGTTTTTGTTGCATGCTCTTTGTCTGTTCTATTTTTTCTAGCTGCCTTCCTGTCATTAACTGGCAAGACTGATTCAATGGCTTTATATAGTTCTTTATCAGATTTTGAGCGTTGTATTGCTTCTAATAAATAATTAAAAGCAGGTAATTCAGAAAGCGTGTGCTCAGAAATAAGCTGCGTGAGATTTGACAGCTCTTCCTGTGATATTTCGCCGTCGTTTGTGATTTCTACGCACAAGTTTAAAAGCTTTTGGCCTTCATCTGTGGTTAGTTGTGATTTTGTAAGTGAAATCCTTTTATTAATTTTTTCTTGATTTTCCATAATTTTTGTATAAAAAGTTAAGCGGAATTTCGTTTGACTATGTAACCAGGGCTTTTTTCTGCAATGATTTGTTGATAGCGCGTGTCAATGTGCGCTTTAAAAATAGCCTTTTCTTCGTCAGGCAGTAATGAGATATCTAGGCAATCATTGCTTATTGGCTGAGGCCTCATTGGGCCGCGTCCCGTTAGCAGCCATTCAACACAGCAATTAAACTCCATTGATATTGCTATAGCCTGCTGCATTGTCGGCAATCTATCGCCGTTCCACCAGTATGTTACTGCTGGCCCTTTTACGCCTAGCTGTTTTCCGATGTCTTCCCGTCTGTGATGTGCGCGTCCTTCTTCATTTAATAATCTTCGGAATCGCTGCGAAAAATCAATTAAGCGATCTTCTTTTTCAGTCATGCAAGTAGCATGATCTAAACTCAAGTAACAATCAGTTTCTAAAATCATTGCATGTTAAGTAACAAACTGTTATTTTATGGCATGGAAAAATTAATCGCTTTTTTTGGGGGCCGTAAAGCTGCTGCTGATGCAATTGGGGTTACTCCCAGTTATTTGACAATGATAAAGAATGGTCAGCGCAAGTTTTCCCCTGAAAAATCAATAGAGATTGATCGTTTAACAAATGGACGAATAAGCAAAAGCTTTTTAAGGCCTGACATTTTTACAGAGCAACAAAATTTATGATTTTTATGACTTGCTCAGGCGCTGTTCAAGGCTGCTGCTAATTATCGACTCAAAACTATAAATCACAATCGGAGCAACTACCCATGAACCAGATTCAAGCCAAAATCATCGAGCCCGGCGCATTGACGCCGAAAGAAACCGAGGTTTTAGCGCTGATCTGCGAGGGTAAGCCCGACAAGCTGATTGCTCGGCAATTGGCTATATCCATCCGCACGGTAGAACATCACTGCGACCACATCTACGAAAAACTTGCTGTTAGGTCTAACAGTGTGAATGCCCGCTGCGCTGCCATTGCTGCAGCTGTGGCGCGGGGCATGGTGTTGTTGTCGACTCGGTTGCTGTGCCTGGTGTTGATGTTGGGGTCTGTCGATCCGGATCAAGCTGCCCGCGTGGGCCGCTTGCGGTTGCCGCGTGTGCATATTTCAAGAGCCAGAGAGGGCTAAAAAAATGGAATGGTTTTTCGTGTTGCTGCTGATGTATGCGGTGTATGAGCGGGATTCGGTCGGGCAAATGCTATTAGGGTTTGTGATGTTTGCCGCGGGTTGTGTGGCGCTGGCATTGTTACTGATCGCGCTGTTTTTTGTCTGGTTGGCGGATGAAGGACTTAAGGCTTTGTCTGGCTGGGTGGATAAGCGGTTTAACGCGCTGTTTGGGGGGTGGGTGTGAGTATACGCGCTGATGAGTGGTGTGAGTTTGCCCAGGCCGTTGTTGACCATATCGAGCTTTACACCGTGCCGCAGTATGGGGACAAAGGCGCTGATTTATGCAGCGATTACACGGTGGAAAAGTGCGTCGATCAGGCTAAAAAGTATTTGGCTCGACATGGCCGCAATAGTCGCCCTGGGCAGGATAAGCAGGATTTGCTGAAAGCCGCGCATTATCTGCAAATGGCTTGGCGGGAGTTAAGCCATGGCTGATAAACGTGAGCGGGTGTGGGGCTTGCGGGATGTGGGCGAATACAAAGCGTACCGACGCGGAGCCGTGCATTATGTGGGGCATAAAAACGCTGAGCGTTTGCGCAGGGTGCAATTAGGTAAATTTGAGGTTGAATTAATTGTTAAGCAAACGCCGTCCGGCTTTGCCGATGCAATTGAAGCGATGTTGCAGCACTTTAAAAAAATAGGCTCGCCACAGTATTACGAGGTCAAGCATGGACGCGTTTGATTCTGTGCCCAGCGGCTTAGTCCCGCCGCAAAACCTGCAGGCTGAGGAATCGGTGATTGGTGGTTGTTTGATCGATCCGCACGGTTACAGCAAAGTCTCTCACATGCTGCAGGTGGATGATTTTTATGATCATCGCAATAAGATCATTTTCAACGCCATCGGCGCGCTGGTGGCGGATGGCTCGGCGGTGGATATTTTGCTGGTTGATGAATATCTGCGCTGGAAAGGGCTATCTGAAAAAGTGGGTGGATTAGCGCATTTGGGCGGGATTGCCCGTGATACGCCAAGCGCTGCAAACATCGCGCATTACGCCGCGATCATCCGCGAAAAATCCATGTTGCGGGCGGTGTTAAAAACTGCAAACGAAATGACCGCCGCCGCGATGGACGCCAACGGCGCGGGGGCAAAAGCCATCATCGAGCTGGCAGAGAATCAAATTTTTGCACTCGGCCAGATGGGTTTGCGGGGGAAGCAAGGTTTCTCACGGATGCGGGAGATTTTGGGCGCGGTGGTCGATGAAATGGAAAGCAATCTGGACAATCCGCCTAAAGACGGTGTGCGGGGGTTATCGACCGGGTTTGATGATTTGGATCAGTTGACCGGGGGATGTTCTCCGGGTGATTTGGTGCTGATTGCTGCACGGCCATCGATGGGTAAAACGTCTTTGGCCATGAACATGGCGGAGCATATCGCCCTGGTTAAGCAAAAGCCTGTGGCTATTTTTTCCATGGAAATGCAAAAGCCTGCTATCGCTCAACGTTGTTTATCGTCTATTTCAGGCGCTGGTTTGAGAAAAATCCGCGACAGCTGGACGCTACAAGATCCTGACTGGACGTTGTTATCCGCTGGGATTTCGCGTTTGAACCAATCACCGCTGTTTATCGACGATACGCCAGCATTGACGATCAGCAGCATACGGAGCCGGGCTTTACGGTTGGTGTCTGAATTGTCGGATGAATTCCCCGGCGGGCTGGGTGCCATTGTGGTCGATTATATCCAGTTGATGGGGGTGGATGGCCGCAGCGATGACAACCGCAACGGTCAGATTGAGGTGATCAGTCGCGGGCTCAAGCAGCTGGCTAAAGAGCTTGGGATACCGGTGTTTGCTTTGTCACAGCTTAATCGTAATTGTGACAGCCGACCGAATAAACGCCCGGTGATGTCTGATTTGCGGGATTCCGGATCGTTAGAGCAGGACGCGGATTTGATTTTGTTTTTGTATCGAGATGAGGTTTACAACAAAGAGTCTGTTGACAAGGGCGTTGCGGAGCTGATCATCGGCAAGCAGCGTAATGGGGCCCTGGGAACGGTTCGGTTAATGTTTGATGGGGCTTGTACCCGATTTAGAAACCTGGCGCGGGGTGGGTATGTTGGGGAGTAGGTATGTGTAAAAAATTGATTACATCACGAGAAGCAGAAATTCTAGCCAAGCAGGCTATGACAGATTACGTCAACTCATGCCATTGCCAAAATCAAGTGGATGTTGCCAACGTGCTGATGAAATTAGTAAGCGTTTGTGGTGTTGGCATGGTGGCTACTGTTGGACATTCTGACGCTGTTGCAAGAATGCAAGGAGCGACGGATTACATTTCTGAAAACGTGTCGCCTACGCCCTGGAAAGTTACAAGGGCTAACTGATGAGAGTGCTACCAGAAGAGCTGGATATTTTGTGGCAAATGAAGGTAGTCGACAGGGAGGTGTTTTTTTATCTTGCGCAGCGTACGGATTATAAAACCGGTGTGATAGGTCGCCGGTGCCGTGTGTCTAGGGGTGGTATTGCGTTGGATATATCGGAACGGATGGAGCCAGGGAGGCGGGATAGTGTTTTGGTGTTTGATTGTGACGATATTAAAAACAGCATCAGGCGATTGATTAAGGCTGGGTTGTATCAATGTTTAAGTAAGAAAGTAAAAGGTAGCGATCTTGTTTTATCGCGTGTTTTTCTAGTGGAAAAGCTGGCTGCGCATCAATCCGACCAAAAACAGGTTACCCAGGGGTTACCCGACATGTTACCCAGTATTAGCACTGAAATTGATAATAAAAACAGTGAGATAGAAAAAGAATCGCTGGTAGGTTATCCGAGCAAAACCGGAGAGGTTACCCGAACTAATATACATCAATATCAACAGAGTGACGACAAGCCGTTTGCTATGGCACTGGATTGGAAGCCTGTTGACGATGAATTAAATTTGATTTTGTTTAGATCGGGGTTAGGCCATTTGCTTGATAAGGTCGATCCAGCATGGTTAGGGGAGTTTGTCAGCTATTGGTGGGGGCAGTCAGGACGACAGCACACTAACCGGCAATGGACATCTAAGCTGGCCACACAAATCATCGGCTATCTACGCAACCCTGGCTTGTTTGAGCAGCAACGCGGTCAACGTGTGCAGCAAGAACAATCCAAGCAGTATTTTGAAAAAAACAGCCGTGCTTTGCCGGGCTGGGCAAAGCCGCCCAAGGACGATAACGCGCTGTCTGATTGGTTACGGGCGAATGAGTTTGGCGATGCGCCTGCCGGGTATGACTACCAGCAAACGCGGGGCTGGTTGCGTCGTGAGATTGATAAGCGCATGTCTGCAGCAGGCATGCCGAAATTAGTGCATTAGGAGGGTTTGTGGAAAACGGTAGTGGATCGGCGATTAATGCGCTGAGCAAAAGTAAAACACGGTATCAGCATCAAGACCAACTGTTGTTGGGGTTTTTGCGCATGCCTGACAGCACGGCTAAAGAAGTGGCTGCGGAGTACCACAACTGGATGTATGAAAAATATGCCGATGCTTCCAAGCGGGCTACGGATTTGTCTAGTGATCGGTTGGGGTATTTAGAGTTAGTCGGAAATCGAGCCTGCCGCCGGTCTGGCAAGGATGCGCATATTTATCGCATTACTGAGCGTGGTATACAGCATTTGCAGGATGTGGGGTTGATGGGTTCGGCTGCGCCGGTTATGGGTGGTCGGTCTGGGTTTGCGTCAATGCGTGAAGCATTGGCCGGTTGATAGGAGGATTTGGCGTGGCGTGTGTTGAGGTGTTGGGTAGGTTGTGTGCGGGGACTGCAAATTATGCCGGGGTGGTTGGTGGCGGTGTGTCTGAGTTGCAGGCGGTTGAGGTGTCTGGATTTTTAGCGGGGCTGCAGCGCGGTCCTATGTTGGTAGCCATGGCAAAGTATATGGGCGATCAAGAGTCTAGGCGCTGCTTGTTTGTGGATGTGAGGGCTTATTTGCTGGGTGTTGGTCTGACATGGAAAGGTGAGCGTTGGGATGTCATTGACAGGTGCAACCGGATGGCGGCTCTTTCCGTGTCTGAGTTTATTAATGACAAGTGTGTCAAGTGTCACGGGACTCGGTTTGTTAAAGCCAAAGCCTGCTCATGCTGTGGCGGGACTGGGTTTAAACGATTGAGCGGGCGTGAGGTTGCTAAGACTGTGGGCGTTGATGAGTCTAACTATCGCAGGGTCTGGAAGGCGCGTTATCAATCCGCAACGGATCGTTTGCGGGATTATGACGCTGAGGTTAACAGGGCTGTCAGTCGTTACAATTGGGACGTGTTTTTACAAAACACTTGACACCGCCGCAATATTGCCCTTTAATTTCCCATAATTGCACCAAAGCCCGGTTATTGATTTAACCGGGCTTTTTTTATGTCTGTCGTTTGGGGTTTGGATGCCGATTGAAAATGTTAATTCTTGGTCACAATATGGGTTGTCTGGCTTGGTGATTGCTGCGTTGTTTGCCTATCTTGTGTTCCTGATCAAAGAGCATCGGGCAGAGCGTCAAGAGTGGCTGCAAGCTTACCGGGATAGTGTCAGGATTGCAGACGATAGAGCTCAGGAAACTAATCAGGTCATGCGTGAGCTGGTCGCCGTTGTACGTGCGCAGAATGACAGGCACAAGGTTATTGATTAGTGCCGGTATCAGCGCCCAGACCGTGCAGGCATTCAGGCTGCCGGGTGTTAGTACACGGGCGTGGCGGGTTTTGTGATGCACATCAAAAGCAAACGCATCAGCAGTATAACAATAGACGCCAAGCAACTGGGCAGCGTAACAAGCTGTATGATTCGGCGGTTTGGAAGCGGACAAGACTGCAGCATCTAAGCAATGAGCCGATGTGTCGGGCTTGTCGGTTGGCTGGCAAGCTGGTGTCCGCCGAGGTGGTTGACCATATCATACCCGTTAGAGATGGCGGATCTGAGCTGGACGATAGTAATCTGCAATCGCTTTGCAAGTCTTGCCACAACAGCAAGACCATCACAGCAGCCCCCAGGGGCGGGTCAAAACCCAAATAAACCCCCCTTGCCGTG